TATGCCAACACTGTCAAGAAACGAAGTAGCCGCTAAATTTGGAATCTCTACCACACATGCAGCTAAACTAATTAAGTCTATAAAAGGAGAAATAAATTCGATTACAGGTAAGAATAATACTGTATGGTATACATTAACTGATGAGCAATTGGAATCCATTACACCTAGAAAGAAATGTGGAGCTAAGCCACATATTAAATGGAGTAATGAGATATTTAAAATAACTGGTATTGGGATACTCAAAGGGAACTCAATATATGGTAAGTAATCCTCAGGCACCTCAACAAAAAACTATAGATCAGGAAGCAAGAGAAGTGATCTACGGAGATAGAGAACAAACCTATGATCATCCATCTAAGAATCTACAACTTATAGCAGAATTCTGGACTTCCTATCTAAAAGGAAAAGAAACTCTAACTCCTGATGATGTATGCAATATGATGATCTTAATGAAAACTGCCAGACTCAAGAACATGCCAGATCATCGAGATAGTTTAGTAGATACTATTGGATATACATTACTTAAGGAGAGGTGTAGGGAAGTAGAAGACTTAAGTGAGATAGATTGGTCTTGTAGTAATATGAAATCCCTATAATAAGGAGCTACACAAAAATGACTGAACGAATAAGATGTTTAAGTGAATTGCCTTCACGCATAAGAGCAATGAATACAATGTATGAATTACCTGTAAATGAAGTTCCTAACCTGGATAATTATACTGCTTCCAGACTTACCGGCTTCCTCAAAATTCTAGGGGAGGAGATAGAAGAGGGTGAAGAGATAAGAGACCAAATGGGATACGATCCTACTATGAGTGACTTAGATCATCTAGTTAACTTATCAGATTGGTTTGCTGATCTAATAGTTTATATTTATTCAGAAGCTACTCGCTGCGGTATCCCACTTAGTGAAGTGTTACACATTGTAATGGATAGTAATGAATCTAAGTTAGGTGAAGATGGTAAACCTATTAAGGATGAGAGAGGTAAGTTCCTTAAAGGGCCTAATTATTGGAAGCCAGAGTCAAGGATTAAGGAGTTGTTATTAAGTAAGTTAGGCATGGAAAGGAATCAAGCTGATTCACCTTTAGGTAGCTAAGTTAAACTCACTGATGATTAGTTGAAATACTATGAAACTCCTAGAAGTCTTAGGAGTATGAGTATATACTCTATAACTTTATAAAGGGAAATACAAATGTTTAGATGTTTAATGTTACTTGTGGTAGCTATGGTGTCGATGGTTAGCATTGCTAATGCAGCTGTGGTTAATACACCTTTTAGATTAGTCGGTGCAATTCTGATTGTTGACCAGCGCAATAGTCAAGTGGAAGCAATAAGTATTAATGCACCAGCAGAGACCGCCGCTGTATGCGAGTTGATGAAATCTGCAATCACTGCAAATGGTTTTACAGGTGGCAATTATGATTACAAGTCAAGTGTACAACGTACATATAGCCTAACTTGTGTCAATACGAATGCTGTTATAGCTCCATAAGGTACTATCCTTACTGGTTTCCTGTTTCCAGTATAAAAAGAGCAGGACTAAGACTATCCAATATACTAGGGGAGAAAAGATGCTAAATAAAATACTTTGCTGGATGTGGGGTTGTCAGTTCTCGAAACTCACTTGGTTTCGTTTCTTTCGTAATGGTATACCGGGTCATTATCTAGGGAAATATTCACATTGTATTCACTACAGAGCGCATAAACATGACAACTGAATGGATTGAGTATACAGGTAGCGATGAGCAGATTGCTGCGATGATGAACGCCAAAAGTGGTGTTGTTCTGAGAAATGAGAATTTAACGGAGTATACAATTAATTTGTACTTGATGGATTACGAACTTGCAAAGTTTGCAGTTACGAGCAGATTCACACGCAGTTATCTAATATGCAACCCACACCCACTAGCAGACATGATCTGCCAGCAAGCAAGGACTGGGCAGCCTGTTTGGATTAAAACTACTGAATTCAATTATCATGATAAGGTTAATGATGCTTACACTGTTGAGTGGAAATCTGATGGTAATGTAATATTTAATACAACAAAACCAGACTGGAACATGCCAAACGCAGAGTATTCATTCACACCATTTGAGTAGGAAGTATGAGTGACTTAGAAATATTTATCTTGGGTGTAGTAACTGGCCTTATATTAAGATTTATTTTATATGGAAATACAAAATGATGCAAATAACCTGGACTAACTGCGCTGATGAGATGCCGCCGGATGATGATAGAGAGATAATTATTAAGCGTGTTGGGCATTACCACTCTAACTCTACTAATACAGAACAACTTACGTTAACACCGGCTAATGAGATAGGATTTGATATTGATATGAGTAGCTTAGATTATTGGCAATGGACACCCTACACACCAGAAAAATGGGAGTATTTGAACAAATGATTAAAGATAAAATATGGGATTTTACTAGTAACTTTATACTACCGATCTGTGCTATGACATTAATAATCCAATTTACAGTGCTTGCCTCAATAAAACTATTCAAATGGATATTGATAGCTTTAGGAGTTGAATAAATGAGGACTAATACCTGTTGGAGAACTCTTCTAATTAAAGAGCTTGCAACTAATGGAGAAACTATAGCAGATATAGTTAGCAATACTATGGATGATCAAGCTATGGATACAACTTTTGATGGAGGTTTTGGAGGTAAAGAAGGTTGTGAGTTTACAGTATGGACAAATAACTTTGTATATTTCCCAGTATGTTACGATGGAGCCGAATGGGTAGGTAGCGCACCTAGAAATCCTAATGGTACAGCTACCAGGCATCAAGGAGGAGGATAAATAACTATTGGGATAAGTAAAGAAGAACTGAAAGGTATGTTAAAAGCTGAGGGTCGTTTGGATATTAAGCTTGCTTTAAATTACCTAATTCAACATTGCAAAGAACTCGACCCCTGGCTGCCAATTGAAACTGCGCCAACACACTATAAAGAATTACCGGAAGATCCAAAGGAGACTTAATCATGGGATTAATATTTGCTAGCGAAGAATTTACTAACCTAACCCCCCCAGATAATACAGATAAGTGTATAGGTAAGGTATATTTAAATGAATTAACTGGGGTTTATATTGAGTTAGATAAGAATCTGACTGAAAGAGAGCTTAATGAAATTCAATATATTGAACAACGAATAACTGAAACTAAACCTTAAATCCTGAATTTCCTCTTACCTTCCCAAGCACTTCCACCTAATAATCTAACTCCTCCCCACCTAATCCAAGCTAATAGTTCAAACCTACCTAGCTTGGATTTGTTCTGTATACCTAACCTAAAATTCAAGTCAGCAGTTTTCCGCCGAATTAACCTACCACTAAAGTCATGCTTAGTTCTATAATAGAAGTCATGCTTAATACACTCATCTACATAGAAGTCAGGTACACCAGTACAACCATCGGATTTAATAAACCATCTTATCTTATCTAAATCTTTCTTACTTAACTTCATGGGGTCACTGGTACTAAGACTTTCTACCAGATCAATCAACTCACTTAACATTATAAGCTTCCCTCACTTTCCTGCTGCATTCTAATAATTCTTTAGCCATGAAATCTATTCTGGCTTCCGCTTGCTTAAGGAGTCCTCTATTATAGTCGTCCAATTCTGCTTCCCCAGACTCTCCCAGGTTTCCACTTCTTCCTTTGGTATCGTTGGTTTCTCCCTTTCCACAAACTTGAGTTCCTTTGGTGCGGATTGACACGCTGGCAGTACTATTACTAACAAGCTTATCATTAAGATTCTTAATCCTAGTTTCATAATCTAATTTATCCTTATCAAATTGATTATCATTTATCCTCTTCGACTCAGCCAATATACCAAGTACTTCTGCCGTAGCCTTCGTATCACGAGTCTCATACTGTGTCTTCGCATCATTAAACCCTTTCTGATAGATAGAGTGGTGAAGATAAGCAAGAACTAGAACTACTACTAACCCACCTATTATTATAGGTGCATACTTTTTAAGTAACTCAATTAAGATTGTAACACCCATAGAGGACTCCAGAAAAGCCCCCAAGTTCTGAGGGCTAGATTAAATGAAATTAATTAATTTGGTGCTAAGGTGCTGACTAATTGATTAGCCTGGGCTGCGATGTCATCAGGTACTGGTGATGCTGATTTGAGAGTAGCATTCTCTGCAAGTAAATTTGCATTGGCTGCCTTCAATGCTTCCGCTTCAGATTGTGCTAAAGATAACGCACCACGCAATTCATCTAATTCCATTTTTAATTCTCCAATAAGATAAGTAGTCTGCCGATATAATTCAACTTGAACAGCTTGGCAGTCATTACTGTTCAAATCTTTCTTGCCTTTTGATCTTCTTAAATACTCAAACACTACTATTACAATTACTACTAGCACTAATAAACCATACCCTAAATACATACTAGCCATCATCTTTTCGCCTAGGGTGCTGTAACATACAAGCATTAATATCTTTCTTTATTTCATCTAATTTGTCGAGTATTTCTTTATTTACTACATTAACTTCATCTTTAGTTGGATACTTACCAGCCACTAAGACATCTAATAAGTGTTGTTTCTCCTCGATCTTATTAATTCTAGTAGCTAAGTTAGTATATAATGCCCCGACAATAGCAAATAAAGCTCCAAGTAAAAAATTAAACATAATCTGCCAGTCCATTAGTTATAACTCCCATTGATAAGTGAGGCCAGTAGTTTATTTTATTATAAGTTTAAATCTAAATCCTAAGCTAAATTAATAGGTGATCTATTCCATATTTCCAGTAAGCTGATTTTAGACTCCATCGGTAATGTATCATTAGTATAATTAAGAGAGCAAAACATTCTATTAACTTCTAGGTTATAATCTCCACGGAGTGTTATACCATCAGTTGGTTGAATATTAGCGCATAATATTGGTGAGTAACCATCTGGGATTACTAACACTTGCCAAACTCCCTTAGTTGGTGTAACAAGAGAGGCAGGTCTTCTAAAATTAAAGTAACCTGTATGCCAACACCCTTTACGGACTGGGCCTAGTAATGCCCCATCATACTTAAGATTAGCCCCTGAAGAACTTCCACCAGCCATGCCGGCATTAGTATCTATCTGACAGTGATAACCTAAAGTTCCGCCAACATTTTTAATTTCTAATTTTTGGCGCAAATCCCCTATCCTTGAGAGTGCTCCAGCGCCTTCATTACCCCAACCGGTTTTCCACTCTATACATACCCAGAAATCATTATTATTAGCTAGAGTTAATCCAGCAGGAACATAGAATCTAGTAACATAGCAACGTTCTAGCTGTGGGTAAGTAGTAACTCCTGGCAAATCTTGAGCAATAGTAAGATTGACTTGCGGATTTAATGCTACAGGGTCTTTTAATAAGCACTTAAGTAATAATTCAGTACCACCGGCAGGAGATAGACTATCAGTACTAGCTTGTAGTTGCGTCGTAAAGTAAGTATTATAATCTGCTATAGCTTGTTGAGGTACTGCTTGGGCGCCGAAAATTACCCCTGAGCCATATAGTGCTTGAAACTGAGCATAAGTAAACCCAGTGGTTGCATCGTCAGTAGTTATATATTTCCAGTAAGTAGTAGCTGATATTTGAACTACAGCACTTAGTGCCATACCTGAACCAAATACAGTTCTATATAACAATTTAGGTTGGTTACCAGTCTTTCTATAACCCCTAGCGGAGAAAATAGGTAACGGCATATTAAGCTCCTTTTATTAATTCCACCGTGAAGGTCTTTAAAGTTAAGGCTGTATCTGTTGTCAAAGCTTGAACTTTAGATGATATATCAATATACTGTGCAGCAGCATCTAGGTTAGTTATAGTTACAGCCGCAGCTCCTTCTGCGGCAGAAAAGCCATTCCAAGGTGTTGCATTACCTAACCCCATAGGTTGTATGGATGTACTAGATACTCTACGATATAACATTCTAGCACCAAAGCCATCATTAGTATTAACAGTTCCTGTGAATTGAGCTACTATTGTATCACCAGTAGTACCATTAATACCGGCTCTAGTATAAGTATTAAATATATCTGCTGTACCTGTTTTTACCGCATGCTGAGTTACCTGTAGAATATCACCGTCTTGCCAAATCAATTTACTATCTAACAATGGAAGTAAGTAATTTGCTAGCAATGTCTCAGTAGCAGTAGCAGCTATAGCAGCATCAACTATAAGATTCTTTAATAATACACTACTACCTATTGGGCGGTGTAACGTGCCATTACTTTTCCACTCACTCCCACCACCAACACCCACATCAGTTATGAAATATCTCCAGTCTGGATAAGTTGCTGCCGCAGGTATAGTAGCTGCTGTACATACCATGTAGCGTGAAATCATATTCCACTTATTACTAACACTCCCCATAACTAATACACCTGCATAACTATTTGTATCAGAATATCTGTCAGTTATTAACACAGGGGTATTTACAAAGTCACTTGCATTCTTAGTAATAAACTGTGCCCAAGTATACTCATTAAAGGCTGTAATAGTGGCTCCATTCACATCAAGCAAACCTGTCACTGGATTACGAGTAACAACTCCTAATAAAATAAGTACTTCTCTAATAAGCTCAAACATGATTAACTTTTAACCCATTTAGATATACCAGTGAGAACTCCAGCCGTGTATGTATAGGTTTTAGTCCAAGTGATAGTAGTTGTACCATTATTATATGTTTTAACAGCAGTAGCTAAACTTCCATCACCGTTGTAAGTATAAGTAGTAACTGCATCTGCATTACTCCCAGGTCTTTCAATATCTAAGTCACCAGCGGCAATAGCCATAATATATCTCCAATAAGTTAATAAGATTCTGAACCTGATCCACCCATAAGGGTTTGTAGATGTAAACTATACCCATTAGTAAGTCTAGATTTCAACTGTTCAGCTTGTGTTACTGTTGCATTACGATACTGCCTAGCCATAAACTGATTAAACTCTTCTTGCTTTCCTCCATAAGCTACAAACTTAGATGAAAAATCATTCAGGGCTTCCTGAGATACTTCATGGCCGCTAAGAATATTAGTCTTAATAGCTTCTCCTAAACCCTGCCGTTTAGTTGCATCATGTGCCCTGTATGAATTAATACGAAACATTGCATCCTGTATCATACTTTCATCCATAGGTTTAGCTCCTAAGATTCTGGCAGCAGAAACCATACTTAACAAGTCATGACTCATGAGTATATTACCTTGAGTATTAGTTGCATTAACCTGACCAGATTCATTAGTAGCTCCACCCAATACTTGAGCCATTCCAGCTAAAGGTCTATTCAATCCGTTATGTTCAACTGCTCTAAGTACTGTAGGCCATAACTCAGCCCCCATAGCTAGTTGACTTAATGAGTCTTTAATATTCCCGAAAAATTTACCTGTAGCTTGAACTATAGGAATCTTTGCTGGGTCAGTAGGTACTAAGGTTAAACTTCTAGGATTAATATCACCGCGAGAATATAAGTTAGTTTTAAGGCTTGGGTCAAAAATACCTAACATATTACTCATAGCCCCATAAGCTAACCACTCACCTGCTTCTTTACCTGCACCGTTAAAGATTGCCTGATATAAATCTGCATGTTGACTATTACCTCCTGCATTCCCTACTATATGAGTATTAATTGCATTGAAAGCAGGCAAGCCATTGAGACCGAATATAGTTCCTTGCATACCCATCATAGCCCAGGCATTTCTACTATTACCATCTCCTACGTGACGTAGTAATTGTTGAATCAAATTGAACTGGTAAGTTTGAAATAATCCTATAGCTTGACCAATTGGCCCTTGAAACATAACAGGTCTTTGACTAGCTAAAAAGTTACCTTGAGTTCTATTAACAAATGAATTAATATAAGGCAAGGTTGCTGCTTCATCCATCACTCCATGTTTAACTGCCACATCTGTAATTTGCTTCATGAAGTCAGCCGCTAAGAATCTATTAAACTCCTCAGCCACTTTATTACCTGTAAGCCTCTCAGCTGTATTACCTATACCTCTAGCTGTACTGACTGCTTTAGCTAATCTAGCTTCTATAGACTTAGCATTATCTCCAGCACGAATAGCTATATGATCTAAAGTTTGATCATACTGATCCATAATAGATGTAATGAATCCATGCTTTTTATAGTATTCTTTAAGTTCAGGTTGAGAATTAAGACGCTCAAAACTCTTAGCTAGTATCTTTTGGTGTGAGAATATATAATCATCTGTACCAGGAAGTTTAATCTGGCTAAGTGCTGCTAACTCTCCAACACCTTCCTTAGAACCTTTCTTAATAGAATCTATAACTGCCTTAGCTTCTGTTCCATAAAGTACTGCATGACCAATCACATTATTAGCAGCATTCATTGGGTCAGCACGTAGAGCAACTGAACCTAATAAAGCATTCATCTTAGCTACAAGTCCTGTCAGTATACCTCTAGGAACTGTACCATTCATAGCTTCATAGAGAGCTTCATCAACTACTGGCCCACGATAACCTGCCTTAGTTAATGCCTGGTTAATCTCAGTCAATTGATCTGGATGAACTACTTTATCCCAAAGTTTACTTACATTCTGGGCAACTTCTGAGAATTTCTCATCTAAGGTTCTATTAACTGTAGTCCATACTGGAAACTCTTCCATCTTCTGAATGTCTAATAATTGTTTCATAGTGTTCGTAGCTGGATTATTAACTGAGGTCTCAGCAAACTTAGCTGGAGATAGATAACCAAAGGTACTTTTAGACGCACTAATAGCAGGTTCAGCTTGGGCGCGAAGAATATCTAATTGTCTACTGAATCTGTGGCTCACTGCTTCCCGAACAATATTAGCTTGTTGGTTTAGGTGCCAATCAAGGAAATTGTTAACTATCTTTTGTGGGTCAGTAATAGGTAACATTGAAGATGAAATCCCCTTTCTAGCTAGGGCAGTATCTATATAATTTTGATTGATAGTTCTAGTATACTCAAACTTACCTTGAGATTTAAAGTAATCCTCACTCTCAGTTTTAGTTAGTACCTTAAATTCAGGAAACTCTTTAAGTACTTTCTGTTTGAGTAACTCTAGTGTTGCACCATCCTTAGCATAGATCATTGAAGAATGGCCAGTCCCAGTTACAGTATTATCTAATACGAAAGCAAAATGCGGAGTATCTTTCAAGTTCCTTGGGATAGGATAGAAAGCATCTGGGTCTCTATTAAATTGAGTTCCTTCTACACTTCGCATAAGTCCTATATCATTAGTATTTTTACCATTCTGTTGAAGATGTAATTTAACCATCTCTTGGGTTTTAGGGTTACTTATTGGTACCGTTACTCCATCGGCATTAACTAAGGTCTTTCCATCAGGACTTAATTTAAAAACTCCTGGCATTGATCTAATCTTTTCATTAAGTAAAGAAAATTCAATTGCTGCTTCTGTATCATTCCCTACTTTAACTAAGGTAGGATTAAAAAAGTCTGATACACCTGATTTTCTTTTCTGAATAAGATCATGAGTACGCTGACCTCCATAAGCACTCCAAGCATCCCTTGACCCATAATCTCCACGAGTACTAGATACTAACCCTGGGCCTGAATTACCTCCACTAATTAGGGCTTCATCTGATATACCAGATATATCCTCACCCAACACCTGAGCAGCACTTTTACGTACCGCTTGATCGTATAGTATAGCCTTCTCTTTAAGCACAGTCATGGAGTCTAACATTTGACCCGACATACCTTTAAATCTACTAGAGTCCGTAAGTATCCTAGCATAAGAAGGAATTAAATCTATATTATCTACTCTATCTAATTCACTTCTTCCAGCTTCCTTAACTATTTTATCATACTCTCTCTGCGCGGTAGCTCTTGCAAACATACCTTCCTCAGTATATGCACCACGAAGAATACTCTCTTGCATATCAAGTTTATCAGCTATTTCAGCAAATGAAGGTTTAGTAGCCTTAGCTGCTACTGAATCTAATACTTCCTGGGGGATAGGTCTAATTAAATGCCCCGCAAACTTATTGAACTCAGGCATCTTAGCTAATCTTTCTGGGTGTGCACTAAGATAAGAAAAGGCAGAAGCAAAGAGTTCGCTAGGGTCTCTACGTCTAGCAATTTGATCTGGCTTAGTACTATTCCATAAGGCTGGATTTCTTGCCTTACTTAAGTCTATAACTTCCTGCATAATAGGAGAGGTATAATCCTTAGTCATAGTACGTAGGTTTTGTGCGGCGACTCCACTTGAATCTACTAAAGCTTGGAATATAGAGTGGCCTTCCATTTTTTTAAGCTCAGCTATATTAGCCATTAGAGACTTTCTCTTAATACTATTCGCACTTAATGCTATCACATCACCAGTTACAGACTTACCATTCTTCACTGTACCTTCTATCTGAGTAAAGAATCCTTTTGAAGTCCTACCTACTAGGTTAAAGTTAATACCTAAAATAGAAGAAGCTTTTTCAGCAAACTCCTCTGCAGTCAGGGGCATAGTATCCATCCGCACCATGCGAGTACTTAAGGTTGCTTTCTGTCTTTTAATAAGATCTTTAATAGCTTCCCTACCATTAACATTATAGATATCAGTAGTAAGTCCAGACTCAGGCAGAATCCTAACGGATTCCACTGCATCATCTAAAGCTTTAGTAAGTAATGGGATATCATTGATATGTATAGTTTGAATATTCCCAGGTTCATTATCCCATTTAGGAAGTAATTTTGCCCAGGCATATCTGGCCTGAACTTTAGTTGTACTCTCAGTAAGTAAGTTAAAAGGTTGGTAAGGATTATTAATCTGGGGATAAATTTTACTTCCTACCTGTAAACCTTCCTTATGAAGTTTAATAGTTTCTCCCGGCCCAAGTCTATCTGCAAGACTAACTAATCCAGGTCTCTCATCAGTTACTTGCCCAGTATTCTCACCTTTAAGTTTAACAAAGGTTACTTTAGTATTCTGGTATAGTTTAGATTCTTCTGGAGTTAATATGCTCAAGTCATTACCTGATTCTTTCAACTTAGTTCTTATCTTACTTAACTCCATATCAACTGCTGAATGAGTATTTATTCTTGATACTTGCTTAGCATCTAAGAGATTCGCTCTAGCAGCCTGCACAGTAGAACTAAGTACTGAATCATTAAGTATAGAAGCTAATACTGAATCATCTCCTGTAAGAGTCTGGAAATCACTACGAACTTCTTGAAGTAATTTATTTCTAGTACTCTCTTGAAGTTTAGCAGCACGGTCTTTAAGACTTGCATTTAGGTTTCCAGAATCAAGTTCAGCCTTCCGGTCTAGTTCGCTTAAGTTAAATAATATTCTATCCGAACTTGGCATATTAGCCCGCGGTACATCAGTAATACCAAAAGGAGCTAAAGACTTCTCAGCCTCTAATACTCCTTTCTTAATTGCAGCACTACTGATAACTCCACTAATAACTCCACCCACTACTCCACCTAACACTGCTCCAGTAAGCACGTCGAATGTAAGATCACCTACATCACGTGCTTCTAGTACAGGAGAGTTGTGCATAGTAGCATTAACTACGGTTGTGAATGCAGCACCTTCCAAAGCATTTTGACCTACACCAGAAGCAAGTGCTCTCAGTGTATTAGCTTCAGTTAATTTAAATACATTTCCAGATTCTGTCATAGCCTTAATAGCTTGCGATACATGTGCCTCTCTAGTAGGGGCAAGTAAACCTAAAGCTTTCCCCATTGGCCCAGTACCAACCTTACCTGTCTCAATAGCTGATCTAAGAACAGTCTGACCTGCGTTAAGTACTTTAACTCCAGCCATACCAGGAACTAAAGAACTTAATACGAAACCTAAGGCATCCGTTCCCATCTGGTGTTCTTTATAATACTTACTTAGATCAGTATCGAACTCCTGTACAGTCTTAGAGTAATCATTCATTTCAAACTCCTTACCTGTGCCACCAGCTAACTTACTCCCCCAGTTACCTATAGTAGGAACTATGTTATACAACTGAGATACTCCAGAACCTATAGCCAGTGGTATCCACTTGGTAGCTACATCAGATGCGGCATCTAAAACTGATTGATTGCTTTCTGCCCCATTATTTAGATTAGTGTGAGCAGCACCTGCAAGTAAATAAGAAGGAATAGTTTCAGGTACTTTAGGTTGTCCTTCAAACTCTGGAATTTCAGCAGCCATTTTAGGTTCTCTCTTAGTAGTTTATTGTTTCTTGGGTTCCTTCAATTCACCTGATAAGAATCCAGTAAAGGCTTCATAAAGCCTATTCTGATTTAAAGCATCTACAGGTTCTATCACCTGGGAAGGAAAGGAAATCTTAAGCTGGTTACGTGCATTAGGTACTAAATCTAAAGTTCTATTCAGAGCGGTAGTAGCTCTATCAGTTATAGGATCAAAACCACTTAACTTGAATATACCTAAATTACTTGCCTTAGTAGCTGGCTGAGGTAAATGGACTATAAACTTAGTTTGCTTTAATCCAGTAAGTTTATGTAAGCCACTTACAGTATTATTCAGCAATACACTCTGGTTAGCAAAGGTATTATAGAAGTTAACTGCCTCATCTACATTAGCCTGTTTATTTTTTACAGCTGTAGTTAAGCGTTTAAAGAGTTCCACAGGTTCAACAGCATTAGTAGATATATTATCTGTGATCTGAGGTGCAATAACTTCCTTGAATAACTTATTATTTCTGAAAGCATCTGATGCAGCCATAGTAGCCCAAGACATTGGTTTAGCTAGTGATCCTGGAGCTATATTAATATTATTCTCATCTTGATTAAGTCTAGCACTAACTGCCTTATTACCTATATCTATGCGTTCTGCATTATTCTTAGCCGTCTTAAGTTCTGGTGAACTATCCATAAGTCCGTTCACTATAGCTAAGGTATTCTGTTCAGTCTCAGTCTGAGGTTGATAATTCAATTCTTCCCGAAACTTCCTAGCTTCTGCGGGAGTTGATCCTTGACTAAAGCCATCCTCGGATAACCGTCCTAGAGTACCTTGAGTAAATAAACCTCTAAGCATATCACCAAACTCACCAGGTCTATTAAGTTGCTGAGTTATTAAAGCAGTTTGATCTTCTGGTATTGGTTCCTTACCATTAGATATAAGAGCATAATTAATAGAGTCAATAGATAGTTTAGCTGCTTTCTTGTTATCTGCTGCCTCTTTTCTGATCTCCATCATTTGCTCTATCTGAGCCTGCCGTAGTTTCCTAGCATCTGCTGCTTCACCAATATCGAACTCTTTGATCTTATTTCGTAACTGTTGGTCACTTAGACTTAATATATCCTTAACTTGAGCCGCACCTGTTTGCAGGGCAAATATTCTAGCCTTAGCTGCTGCTGCAATTTGATCATGAGCAAGAGCTTCTGCTACACTAGCATTAGTATCTGCGGTTACTCTAGTCTGAATCTCAGCCGTAGTCTTAGCACTGGATTGCATTAGTTGATTAACATGGGCTAGTTCTTGTATCTTAGCTTCAACTATATTAGCAGCATCATTAGCTTGTTGAGCCTTGAATGGAATAGCAAAGAGACCCACTATATGAGTTAAAGGATTAGAGGATGTATTGATATCCTGAATCTCTTTAAGCTTCTGGTCTCTCTGAGCTCCTTGTTCTTTAATAGCACTAAGTAATTCATTGGAGTAATTTTCAAAGTCTACTGTATTAGCTCTACGTTGATTATCTGTTTGAGCTTGAAGTTCTGCTGCAAGTCTCTGTTTCTCAGCTAGTACAGTTGTATGCTGTCCACTCTGACCTGTAATAGTTCCTTGTTCTGTAGAGTCTGCTAATGTACCTAACTGCTCACTTACAGCAGAATTGATATCAGTAAGTTTTTGCTTAGCTTGATCTATCTCTGCTGTATTAGTTCTTATAGCTTCAATCACCTCAGACATATTAAACTCCTCTTATATACTTATCATGTAGTTTAAGTACCATTTCAGTATAAATACTCAATGCACCTAAATTATCCCCAGTATCAAATTTTTCCGCAGCTGGTGTAATAAATTGATTCCTAACTCTAACTGCTTCTTGATATTGGTCTACCTTATCCAATTGTTCTAACTTGCCAACAATCATAGGACCTATTACATCATACACAAGTAATAGTCTAGGTTGATAAGGAATAAGATAATCAAGTTTAAATTTACTTAAGGCTTCAAAGTCTTGTCTATCTTCTGAACAACTTAGAAGAGATTCCAACCAAGTACAAATATAGGTAGGAAACTTCTTAGTCTTAGTCTTTGCACTATTATCAGAAGTAGATTGTGAACTCTGATCCGTAAGTTGCTGAGCAATACTCATAACCAAATTAAGTACATCTTCTTGGCTAGTAGTACTTCCTGTATTAGTTCCTTTGGAAGCCTCGCTAGTATTAGTGTTTTGAATCACATTACTTAAAGCATTTGTAATAGCATCCATAAGAGTAGAAGTATTACTAGAGGTTTGAGTATTAGTAGCCCCTAGGTTCTGACTCTGGACTGTGGGAGCACTAAGTCTTGCTACCTCTCCAGCAATAGTGCTAACTAGATTACTAGTGACTAAAGAATTAGTACTAGAATTATAAAGATTGGAGGATCTTTCAGGAGATACAGTTTCTTGTAACCCTGGAATTCCACCTGTTCCTTGTAGCATCATATTAACAATACGCATAACTCCATCATTATTTAATAAAGTCTGCGTAGTAGTTGAGTTAGTTTGGCCAGAGAAGTTTTCATTAGTTAGTCCAGATGTTACACTACTAGATTTATTACTTCCAGTCTCTGAGTTAGCTCCAGTTGTAAGACCTGTATTCAGAACTTCATTTATACTATTAAGTATTGAGGTCTGACTCCCAGTCGTAGATCCGGAATTTAAACTTACTTCTCCACCCTTAGTATCTGAATTAGCAGTCGATGAACTATCAGTATGTCCAGATGAAGTAGTAGTTGTAGGAAGTAAATTACCTACAGCATTTATTAAACCAGCTGTCCCACTTGCCCCTCCTAATGCTCCACCTAAAGCTGATTCTGCTCCCATGATTAACTCCTAAGTTATTCTATATATAAATTGACCTGCTATACTTTTAGTACCTGAATTAGTCCAATTAGCCCCGGATAGATCTTTAGTAATTATTACTGACTTATTTCCGGCACTTAGAAACACTCTAGCTGGATTTACAACTGATACACCATTATCCACACTAAGACCTGTACTATAATAATTACTACTACTAGGTACTACTGGTAATAAAAACCCTACACTTGTACTATTGCTTACCCCACTAAGATAGTAGTCGATTAGTATAGTATCCAGATTAAGATATCTATACTGTAGAAGATTTATACTAAGACTACTCCACCCAGTCACTAACCCAGAAGTAAAAAAATCATTCCATTGGAGCATATTACCTCCACCAATCTCATCTGCTACAAGTCGTAAGGAATTATATATTACAGTAAACTCCTTAAATAGACTTGGATCTAATGTACTCGGTGGGGATACAGGAAGTTTTAGATTAAAATTGAGTTCCTTTTCCATTATCTTTTCCCTGCTATATTAAAACTAAGTATACCAGATACCAAGTTGAATCTACCTTTAGCTATAAGGGAGTGATTAATACCTGTAGCGTGGAACTTATATGTTTTACTGAGTCCTGTATTACCAGTATCATATCCTGCAACTGGAACTTGTAAAGTCTTACCATCCAAAGTAATAGAATTATATAATTGAAAACTATTATTACCGTTAATATTCTCTAAGTCTACACTTTGCAATTGTAATAATCTTTCCCGTACATACTGATACTTACCTAAGATTGCTATACCACTAGATAAGTCTGAACTAATGTCTGTATCCACTACTACAACTGATCCGTCTAATTTCAATACACCAATACTCTTCTTAGGTGTTTCATAAATAGTTTGATCATACAAAGTAAATTCAAATATAGCTACATGATCTATCTTAAGTTTACCAACTCTGGATAATAAAGTATCTAATACAATTGCATGCGTGAGTAATTCATCTCCATAGGATATCACTAAGTATCTATCAGCTATCCAAGCTAATTTCTTTTTAATTACATTAGTTGGAGTAGTAACTGAAAGAGATAAAGTGTTCTCGTCAAAATCTTCTAATCTACGTCCGGATAAGAACTCAGTAACTTCCGGAACTATAAACTCTGCATTCCTAGGATTAATCGCTTGTAGTCCAGAAGTAGTATATGCATAAGCTGCTATGGAATCTAAAGCTAAATAAGCTGCAAACTTAGGATCACTAAGTCCTCCGCACCCAACAATAGTATTGAACATGAAAGGGAATCTACCGTTAGACTGGTATAAAGCAGAACTAGCATTAGTAGCATTAAGAAATATTATACCACCTTGCACTGTAATCCCTGCTATAGTTTCTCCTTGCGCCCCTTCTATATTCCCTGCACCAGCTCCTGTTATAAGACTAGGAACAAAATCTGTAGGATCAATTATAGAAGACCAAGCAAGACTATTACCATCTCCAAAAGCTAATAAGTAACCATTCGAACCCACTATCCCACGCACTGCACTTGGAACTAGCCCACTCAAATTTACTAGAACCAACTGACCTAAAGTAAAATTATATACATAACACCCTAGTTTATAGAAATATATGTAAGTAATTCCATGTACGAAAGCTATACTTATATTCTTATCTCTAACAACAGCCCCATCAGATAAGGTAATCTCTGACCAGGTTGGTACAGCAAGAGTACTAATTAATACTTTACCTGACTTAGTTATTCCTAGTAAAGCTGTAAGACCTGTAAGACTTTCCCTAAGAGTTACTATATGAAAAAAATCAGTATATATAGTTCCTGGAATGAAAGGATCGTATCCTATGGATTGATAACCATAAGGAGTAGGAAGTACATTATGGGCATAATAAAGTTGCGGAGGATCAGAGGCTATCTGTGTAGCAAATGTACTTGGATGAGTCTGATCACTTCCACGCACGATAATAGTACGACCTAGTAACTCACTTAATAAGGGAAATATAGGTGAGTCTAGGTTGATCCTATGTGTTAATAAAGGCATTATAAGTCCTTAGCCTTGGGTTAATATACTTGATACCCTTAACTGTTTAACAGTAGCTGGGGCTGTTATAGCGTGGGTAGCGGCTAGAGTCACAAGATTACTACCACAATTACCTAGGAATCTAGGTTGATTAGATGCTCTTAGTCCTCCAACGTACTTGTCTACTACACCTAAATCAATAATATTAATACCATCGGTCTTAAATAATTCTATTCCGTAATCCATAGATAATATACTGGAGGCTGCATTAGTTATAGCGTATACGCCATTAGATAACTCTGCCACCATAGGAGCTATAGCACCAGTACCCGCTATCAAATTCTCTAGTCTAGCTAATTTACCTATTGATATATCACTACCTGTTATCTTATGAGGTACTAGGAAATAATCTACTATGTCCCCACTTGTGCCATATTGTACTAACATAGCGACAAACTTAGTAGTATCCAAAGCCAACATAATTCCATAGCCACTGGTACCTACTGCTGCCGAACTAAATGATCCAGTAACTTTATTCCCTCCTGTAATTACTCCAGCAGCTACAGTAGCTATAGCCAATCTGGAAGTACTTGTTGAATCTATAAACCACCACAGGAATGAAGAATTGGATAACCTAAATACATGGGGAGTGAATCTTGTACCTCCATCTAGTGCGTAACTAAACTGAGTTCCAAAACCAGTATCTAATACAGTTGCAGCATTTACAGTAATCACTGTCCCAGCTATAGTAAGACTCTTAGCACTTAATGATCCTGCTACGTTAGCGTCATCTAATACTATACATTCAGTAGGAGATAATAGGGTATACGATACTGGATCTGGCCCAGTGCTAGCCATCACAGTAACTGGAGTACCTATAGTACATACTGGAGGATTAGCATTAGTCACACTCACAACTACTGCCTTATCATTGTATGGAGCAGCTTGTAACTTATAATGTACTAATGCAGTGGTCGTTGTAAGTGCTACAGTAATAGTACTAGGATTATAATTATCTGCAGCTGTGTTTATATTGGCTGCGGCTCCCCAAGTCACTGTAGTGATACTAGATACTTGACAAGCCTTCACAGCTGTGACACCTGCACCTATACCTGTGGCGTAAGATACTAGGAATAAATTAGTATCTAATTGAGCTATTTTAGGTTCTTTATATCCTGTCTCGGTAGTAATACCACCAATAATCCCTGTATTGGCAGCAAGACCTACAACTAAAGTACCTGTGAGAATTACTACTACTACAGCATATAGAATATTAGAATCATAATAGAATACTATGAACGATGTAGCATCTATTTTAAATATACCTACCGGTATAGTACCAGCCGTAAGACTTATAGTAGTTGGGGGACTAACTGTTCTGGCTGTATGATCCACCATAAATACAGCCATACCTCCACCTGATATCTTAGTAAAGTGGATACTTATTGTAGTAGTCAGGGCTAGGTAGGCATTATATACGGCATCAGCTACATAGGCAGTAGTCAATAAGGAACTAACTGTAATTAATCCGCCCTTGAGTTTAGTTCCTGAATAAGCCCATACACCTGCTACGGTACCATTTGATACTAAGGATACTGCTACTTCACCTCCAGCTTCCACAGCAGTGAGTAATATCCCAGAACCATCCTTGATCCCAAAAGGGTAATAACCTGCATTAAATATTACAAATGTAGGTGAGGATACCAGTACCCCGGTAGCATCTGGAAGTTTAACGCAGTTACCTTCTGAAGTCATAGTTATAGCTTGCAATCCAGGACTTGTATTGGTGAGTGTTATATCTACCGCTGAACTCTGGGTTATTGAAGTATTAATAGCTCCTGAACGGCTAACTGCTATTGATGTTGACTCATTAATAACACTTACAATACTAGGTGAATCAATAGTTACCTTGAATGTAGCTGAACCATCCTGAATAATAGTCTTACCTAACTGTACTATTCCAGTGTCTGGAGCTAAAGTGACTGTTTGTAAAGAGTTGTTAACTACAGTGAATTCAAAATTAGATCCTGTTACTGACCCAGTTAAATAAGCTATAATTTGCGCAGCAGTAGGTAAAGTGAGTACTCTGGCAGCCGTAGGTGTTATTACTAAAGATCCACCAAATAATTGAGCGGCAGTAAGTGTAGCATTAGCATCTGCTAGAGTTGTAGTACTGTTAAGATTAATATCACCTGCTGTGGAAGTAATCGGGGCAGAAGCATTAACTCTAGCTACAGTGCTTACGCCTGTAACTCCCAAAGTATTATTAATTTGCACTGGATTAGCTATTGTACCACCATTCCAAGGGTTATCTATCCAAGCCCCAGCTAAATATACTAACCAATTTGAAATAGTTCCAGAGCCATGACTTACTTTCGATACAAACGCAGTAGAACCTGTCAAAGGGTTATAGGTAGTTATCTGACCTGCCATCCAATTATCTGGGTTGGCATTGTCTACTAGAAGTATCCACTCACTTTTGGAGAAATATAAATAAGTTTGAGTTATAAAGGTGAATGAACCTGAACTAGCTATGGTCATTGAGGTAGTAGAGGTTCCTTTAAGCAAGTCTATAACTGCACGAACCACCGCCTGGTCTGCTCCAGGTGCCCATTCTGTAGCATTAGCCATATTAGTATCCCTCCCCTATGATCTCTTGTCTTAATAGTGTATATTGATCGGTTACTTCCCCCTGCATTTCTTGCGCCTGCTCATCAAATCCTGTTTGTTTAAATACTGCTCTAGCCGCTTCAAATATAATAGCAAAAGGTTGATCTAAAGCTACCCAAGAATCATAAGTTGCTTCATTAGTATCTGGATGGCGATAACAACCTAGGAGCATATTGGCATCTTTAGTATTAGACCTTATCTCCAATGATTCACCCGCTAGATAACATACATTATCTTTCTGAAAGTTATAACTATCCAATATAAGTTCAGGAGTAATGACTGTGAATAGATCACCTGGGGTTCCAGGGCTTGTAGTGAAGTCATACTTGCGGAGATATTTGAATGATCTCCATCTAGGGACTAAGAGTTTATATTCCAAAGATTGAATATAATCTGGAGTTTGCCACTGTATTCCAGTCTCATAAATATCTTTAGGAAAGAAATCTAATTTATGTGCTTTAAGTGTTGCATGACGTACTGCTAACTTAGTTAGATCAACTAGATCAGGTCTGTTAGTAATAGTAATTACGTCAGCAACTAAGTCAGAGTACGTAGACATGGGTAGACCTATTTAAGATTAAGATTAAGTGCAGGACGAGAAGAACTAATAGGTACAACTGGAATTGCTTTGGCTGTGTCTGTAACACCTACTTTAGTTTCTTCAGAACCTACTGAGAGTAATGATCCCTCTGAAGTTAGGGCGCCGAAATTCTGGTTAATATTACCATTTCCGCCCATGTCATTAGACTTAGCGATTGCTGCCGCATGTTCTGCTGCCTGCTCTGCTAGGAACTTAGCACGAAATTTAGCTTCGAGACCTGCTAGTGGGTTATCTATTGCTGTATCAATCTGCTCTCCCCCAGTGATATGAGGATGCTTCATTGCTATCTCATGTTTGAGCTCTTCAATATACTTTGGGTTATCTGTACGATATCTACCAAACATAAAGACTGCTTGAGTACCATCCTTAAGTGCATACACACAGGAAGGAAGAGAGGATTTAAATTCGGTTATGATTGCCATGATATTTGATTCCTTAAGGTTGTGGAATTAGGAGGGAACCTTAACATATCCAACCTCTTAAATAAGTAAGGTTCCCTGAGTGGGCTATAATGCCCAGAAACTATTAAGTCTAAGACTTAACCTGTTGCACCTGCTGTAAAGTTGTATACTACTGCATTGGCTGGAGGATTCTTAACTAAACAAGTAAGTTCAGTAGTAAGTGTACCACCCTGCGCATCCAATCCATTATCTCCACCTTGACCTGCACCGAAATCATCGTTCTTGGTTTTACGATCACCAAGATATGCGAGTGAGAACGTGGATAAGTCAACACCAACTGCCATCTTTGCCCAAGTAGTATTACTATTGAACAGAGGATGCTCAATCATTTTGAATGTTCCACGAGATGTCTTGAACGTTTGGAATTGCAGACCAAAATTAGTCTGGCCATCTGTGATATAATAAGTACCATTCAAGCGACCAATAGCTGTGAGTATCCGCTTAGCTACACCACCTACAAATAGATACCGTTCATTAGCTACTTTAGGGTCAGTAGTTTGATTGAACATTGGATCAAGTGCCGTTTCCAATTGAGTGAAAGTAGTAGTAGCACCAAGCGTTGTTACGTTAGCAGCTGCATAAGTAGGAGGATAATAAGTAAGATTACCTACAATACTTACTAAACCATCCATAGTACGGAATGGTTGTCCATTACGAGTACCTTGAGACTTCTGACCGAAAAATAGAGCCTTCTCAATATCAGCCGCATGAAAGCCAGCACAATCCTGTTTAGATTCAGCTATATTAGAATCACCAGCAATAGTCAATGTAGCACGAACTGTTTCACTCAATGCCCAAGTGTTACGGAAAATTTGAGTTAAGTTTGTGACTCGCACAGGTTGAATATTGAGAGCATTAGGACGCACTGAAGCTTCTTCAAAAGCATTACTTACTTGTACCCATTCTACAGCATCTGCTACTGCGGCAGCCGCTACAGTGCCTACACCTCGAATTACTTGAATCTGAGTGGCTGAGAGAACTGAGTCAATAATCACATTCTCACGTGTAGATGTGGCTTGCATTACCATATTAGGTAATAGGTTAGTAGTAGATACTACAGTGAAGATATTAGTAGTTCCATCTGCAATTGCACCATTAAGAGTGAAAGCAGGAAATACCATTGTTTTGGTAAAAAATCCGTGCTCACGTTGTACAGCAGTTTCTGTCTTAATCATGGAAGATAATGCGAATAATGGAGCTTGGCCATTAGGCATTAATCGGGTTATCATTTGTGAGAATGATAACTTCGCCATGTTAGTAGGAAACTGATCTGAGTTGAATCCCCCAGTAAAGGTTGCCATGTTAATAATTCCTTATAGATATAATTGAAAAAGTTAAGATTCTAAGTTCTCAAACTGGCTACTAAAAACCTTCTAAGGTCATAGCAGTATCTGAAGTCTTAGTCAACAAGAACCACTTAGTTGTGAGAGTAAGCACTGATAAGTTACCAGAAGCCGTAACACCTGTACCACCTGCAATTACAATAGTATTAGCAGTCTGATTAGCTACCATAAACATATAAACTGAACCTACATTCATACCAGTCATAGTAGCTAAGATAGCAGCAGCTGTATCAGTAGTATCAGTGCGATTAGTATTAGTACCTGAGCGAACATATAAACCACCTAGGATCGCACTCGTACTAATAACCTGATTAGAATCCGTAGCCTGGTTAGTCTTTCTAGGAAAGGCCATCCAACCATCACCAGCACGTGCTTTACGTGGTAGTCCGGCTTCAAATACTTGAGGACGAACAAACATAATATACCTCCAAAATAGTTAATAAGACTAGATTTAACTAGCCATCCATTTACCCCAATCTGTATCTGCATCTGTTGGATTTGTTGCAGCTTCACGAGACTTAAGCATACTCTCTGCAAACTGAGTAAAGTATGCCTCTGCATGTTGCTTAATCTCTGCCGGGGAAGCATCAGGATACTTAGTCTGGAATTGACTAACTAAGCCTGCTACCATTGGCGCAGCTGCTGGGTGTGAAAGTACAGTATTTTCCTTAATTAAGGACTCTGTATTGTGGTTGCGTAAAGCACTGGGGAGTTTCGATTCTAGTTTGGCATTATTCTTTGCAATTGCCTGTTCAATGAGTTTAGTAGTAGCGAAGGAAGCTTGAGCATAAGTTTGTCTAGATACTAAAGCCATAGCCTCCATATTAGCTTTAACTCCATCCTCACCCCCAGCTGCTATTCGTGCCTGTAATTCAGGGGTAATAACTTTAGTAAAGTCCATTGATGAAGCAGCTTTAAGTAACTCATTACCATCCACCTTACCAAACACCGTACCATCATCTACTGGCGCATTTGGGTCAACGGGAGCATTCTTCCATAGATCAACGAAGCTATCTAGGCCAGCGTTAGGGTTAGTAGTAGAGGTATCCGTACCTGGAGGAATAACTCCATTGGCAGCAGCAGTTGCAGAGTCAGGAGATGTAATAGGAACGGTTGGGTTAGGAATTTGATTCCCAGCTCCTGGAACTGCTACTTGTACTCCGGGTGTTTGTTGATGCGTTGCTTGACTTCCGAATAAATTGTTAAAAAATTGACCTGCACTCATTGTATTACTCCTCAGTTGATTGTTGGTTAGCTGGATTATTTAATTCTTCATTTGCTAAGTAAGAAGAATCTATTAAGAAACTTAAATTACCTAATTGCCCCTGAAGTTCAGCAAGTCTTAAGGCGTATATTTCATCTTTGGGAAACTGATAAGTTAAATTAATTATTTCTTGTGCTAGTTTGGTTCTGTCATTATTAAGCACTGCAAGTTGTGCATTAGTAAATATACGACCTGCGAGTTCTTCTTTCTCACTTAATGATGTTACATTAAAGAGTTCCGCTAGCTTGGGGGTTTCCATTGATTACTTCTCCTTGTTCTTCATCAGGTTGAACTTGCTGTTGTGGATTGAAACCAAACTGATCAGGCGTAGGTTGCGGCGGATATTGGTTAGTCTGTATCTGAGGATTCTGTTTAATTAACTGCATTATCAACTGCTGCCACTGATCTACTGCCTGCTCATATGCTACCTGTTCAGGGGGCTTCTCAAATGGCCTTAACTTGGCTCCCTTAACATCCATCATATAAGAGAAGAGTGGAGGTAAGTTGTAACCTTGAGCTAGTGCAGGCATATTAGCCAGAGTCTGGAAAGCATCTCTCATCACATCATCAGATACTATCTGATCGGAAGGAATAAGACCATCAGATACTTTAAAAGCCATCGTAGCTTTCCGCAAGGCTACCGGATCAATAGGAACTAGAGAATCCTTCTGCCTATTAAAAAGACTTGCTGGCCCTTGATACTGAAGTATATTAAGCTTAAGTATCTCCTTAAGTGGGGTAAATAAGGAAGCTTCTAATTGCATTGCTCTCATTTGATCCCCACCTGAAGCATTAGCCATAACCTGATCTACTTCAGCCTTCAGTTTATTCCCCTTAACAAATTCTCCCCGTTTGACTGGATTCTGTCTGTCTAACTTATCTGCCATCTGTTGGATCTGAGCAGCCATACTGGCTAGATCTCCTAAGTTATCCGCCCGGAATGGGAAAGGGTAAACTGCGTCTCCTACTGCCTTACCGTATGCGGCTGGACGAACAGGTATCTTAGCTGCTGGATTGGCTGAGTTAATATGCTTCTCAGATATACGTGAAGGATCATATAGCACTCTATCCATAATAGCTCTACGACTTGTAGCTATAGCTGAGTTCCAGAATGCGGAACCAAGTTGTTGTAGAGGAATTACATTCGAGGCAAGAGATTTAGTTTGGTAACTTAGTCCATCTACAGTTCCCTGACCACATAGGATTGGAAGGAAATTATGTGCATTAGTTTGGCGCTCAGCTAATATGAGGACTGAGTCATTCACATAAATAAACTTCCAAATTTGCGGCGTAGCTGAACTAGGAACTCTTAGGCCGAAGTCATCTGGTAGAATACGAGCATAGAGAGTAGTGACTTGATAAGCATTCTTATATTGTATCCCATCCCTATCTGCTCCCGTAATTCCTGCCCAAGCAAGCCAGTTAAATTCCCCTGAGCCAAATGCAGTATTTCTATTCGTATTTATATCAGGGTTAATCATTGGAATATAAAAGGGTGCCGTATAAGAATTAGAACTAAGTGTCGTAGTTCCTATTCCAGACTCAAATGCATCTACTACATTAGCAATAATTTTCCCGGGGAGAGCTGCAAAGAAGGCCTTAAGTTGCATACGAGACATAATCTCAGTATATCCAATATATTCTCCTATCTCATGCATCCTATGTAGAGGAACACGTAAATCATATATTGTATTATATGGATCAAGTCTACGTACTCTATTACCTTCCCAGATAATTTGATTAGGCTTACCTTCTTTGGTGGAATATTTAATATCAGTTTCTAGAGAAGCAGTAGCATCTTGTACCCAGTCTACTTCCATAAAGTAAGCATTATATTTGAATGCATCACGGAAGGCCATCATGAACTGATTAACCCAACCTCCTCGAATAGCTTGATCATCAATTACAGTTTCCATCTGAATAGCTGGATCTATATTATCAGGGGGGGCAACTACTCCAAATAGTGGAATTCCAGTTAGGAATACAGATGCTTGATAAGTTACCGCGGATTCAACTTGCGGCATTACCATAGGTACAGTTACATTCTGATACTTAGTGGCATCTCCATACTTGTTAGCTATCTTAGCTCGCCATTGTTCCTCAGTTAAATCTTGTTCTCTTTGATAAGCTAAGTCTATATTACGAAAATGTTCCCGAAGATTATAGATTGTAGTCTGAGCTTGTCTAGCAGTCTTAAGATACTGTAAGATACCAGCCTGAGCTTTTAATCCTAGTTTAATTGGTGTATCTGATGTTATCATGGAAATCTCTCATTTAAGTTCTCTCATTAAAATGGACTTGTTTGCCAATCTTCAAGTACTGGAATATCACCTTCATCCTGGCGAATTAAGATATTAGTAGATACTATAAACTCAGCAAACTCTGCTAATACTTTAGGAGCGTAGGTAAGTAAATCTAGGATATTATCTATATTATCTCGTTTAAGTGGATTAAATTGGAGAATCTCTGTAATTACTGCAGATCGAGTTTCTGGGGCAATAAATATCTCTCCAGATTTAAATGCCTTGAACATAGTTAATATACGAGAGTTCTTACTTGATCCGCCTGGATATATCTCTACTGCTTCAATTCCTATGATACCTACTTGGGCACAGATGAAGCCAAACCAATAAGCTAAGGTTGACTGGTAAGCTACAGATTCAATTGCTATAAGTCTACAATTATTTTCAAGAGCTAATTGTAAGGCAATTCTAATTGTATCTCCTGGAGAATACTTACCGTGCTTAACTTTCATTAGGCAAGGTAGAGTATCATGAATCTCAAAGTAACCTATAGCTACATCATCTGAGTTAACTCTACCTGAAGATGGATCAATTATTATGAAGCTTCCGGCCGGAATATCTCCTTCCTCAAATGGGAGCGGAGGAAGTTTAGAGAGGTCAATAAGATTGTTAGCACTAGCAGTCTCATCGTTAAGTACCTCTGCGTAGAATATTTCAGGATGTCCAGCTTTCTCATCATTCTCATATTCACGAAGGAGTTGACTAATAGGTTGTAATTCTTCCCATAGACTAGAACCATCATGAAGTATTCCGCCCGCAATAAACTTAACCCAATTAGAGTTCTTTTTAAGCTTACGTAAGATAGAATAATAAGGTTCTGGGTACATATTCGCTACAAACATAAATAGGCAACCTCTAGGGGACTTAGCTTTCATTAGAGTACCTACCATCCAACGCTCTAATTTCTGAGATAGTAGTTCAGATTCGGCAAGTTCCTTAGATTGGATATCATCCATAATCATTACATCAGGTCTTTGATTCTTAACGTTAAGACCGCGTGGGTCTCCACCAGATCCAATACCACCTATTACAATAGTTCTCCCTCTAAATGTGAATACTTGTTTCTCTTGCCTATCAGTTTCTATACCTAGAGAGAAGTCTCCGAATACTTGCTTAATATTAGGTTCCTTGAGCATATCCATTACGTCAGATATGAAAGCTACTGCTTTAGGTAAGGATTCACAAATTACAAGTATAAACTTACGATCTGTGAAGAGGATAATATAAAGGCAGAAAAGTTTAAGGAGAGTTGTCTTGCTAAACCCGCGTGGAAGACCTATAGCAAGTTGAGAGAAATCTCTCTCCCTGTGTATGTAATCCCGCAACCATGCCCACAAGTCAAGGTATTTCGGCGGGAAAGCATACTCATATACCAAAGGCATTGCTATGCCACATAAGAAATCTAGAGATTCCCTAGCATTGTGTATGATCTGATCTGAGTTAAATAAGGATTCTACTATCTCAGCAGAAGGTGCTTTCTGGGGCGAGTTTTGCCCAGACTCCCATTCCTCCTGAGTACCTCCTATAGCTAAGAATGTGGGATCAGGAGGATTTAAGTTATCCTTAATGTCAGTCATTCTCTTCTACTCATATCTAGCAAGTAAGGAGAGAAGTATTAACTTAGCTGATTGGTTACTAGGGGTTAACGTCTTTATAGTGGATATACTTAATTTCCCTAGACCTTTGAAGCTCTCCGGCTCCGCCGTTCCTACTTCCCTCTTTATCTCATTTACTTCCTGAACTTCCGAGTTTCTTAATGTCGCGTTCATGGATCATCTCCTGTACTCTATGAGGTTGAATAGTAATTAAGTCCTCTCCGCCTGCTTGAATAACTTGATTGTTACTATTAACTACGAAATTATTAACTACTCTCTGGGGGATCATAAGATTTACTACAGTCGAGTTAGATAATGAATCTCCTGAAGTTTCCATTCCGCGCCGTTTAGCTGCGTTAACTACCTGGAATATTCTAGTAAGTTTCATAGGATCAAAAATCATATCAACTGTCTGCTCAAGTCTATCCCGCACCTTATCTTCTAGGGCATTCAGTTTTTCATCTGCCTCATTGTGCCTATTAAGAAGAGAGAATTTCTCATCTGCTAGTTTGGATTTAAATTCATCCTCTGCAAGAAGTTGCGAAATCCTACTAGCATCTACACCTAAAGATTCCGCTACTCTTGCGGCACTAAGTCCGGCGGCTAAAAGTCGGATTGCACGAGATTCTAATTGATTTACGATTTCTGTTTTGCCTGTCATAGTCTTAAACCCTAAAATTTGTAATTCCTGCTTCCTTCTTATTTCTCAGGTCTTAAATATTGAGAGTATTTTATTCTTTAAAATAAGAGAAGTCTAAGCCAGCGAATGATAATTAATAATTAGTAAAAAATTTAAAAAATAGGTGTGAGTGTCTTAGGATAACTCGGAGTCAATTACCTAAAAAGGGTCTACCCACCCCCTTTGTTTTATTGTTAGTTTAGCTGGGTTAGATTGATTGAGTTAGTTAATTAGTAATTTGATTAGGATGATAGGATTAGGTTAGATATTAAGTTGATTGAAGCAAGGCGAACTATACTCAAGAAGTATCAAATAGTAATTGATAATTAAGATACCCTATGAACTAAAGTATTTTGTATTGTTTGTAGGCTTAATTGAATACTGAGCACTAATCACATTGTGTATTGTGCGGCTTAGATTAGATTGAGTTGGGTATAGATAGATAAGCATCCTTTTAAATCGCTGCTTTCGGAATCATCCTGTGGATAACTTTTTAGGCTTTTAGTCTATTTGTCTGTTTGCCTAAAAGCCTAAAAGACTAATAGACTGCACCCCCCCATCTGTGACCGTTTCCGTTTTCCCTCTTTTTTCATTGTCTGTCTTAGTTAAGGATTATTATAATGTCTGTTATTTAGTATCTGTTAGTTAAGAGTTGTTAAGTTATCTATTCGTTATATTATCTATTCACTATTTAGTATCTGTTATCTTATACCTCTTAATTAACTACTCTAGTATCCAACATAATCCTATTATCCTTAACTATCGTATCACTCCCGGTATATTTAAATTATGATATATATATATATATATTGTTTTTAAAAGTAGTCCATGCGGTTCATTCTATAGTCTATTTTACTTCTAAGAGTGCACTTAGTAAGAGATATTAAGTTAGATGTATCAGATTGGATAACTTAGTTAAGTAGAACAATGAAAAATGGAGATGGATTTACGGATAGGGAAAAGGGGGGTCACAGTCTTTTAGGTTTTTAGTCTTTTAGGTTTTGTGCCTATTTTTCACATTTTGAGTTAGTTAAGAAAAAGAAAGAGAAGCGCTAGTTTAGAGATAACTGTTAAGTAGTAAGTAACCTAGTAATCAACTGTAAGATAAGTATTACAAAATAAACAGAGTAATCTTATATAAGATATAGAATTATCTGACTAGCAGAATTTCAGACTGAGGATTACAATTTTAATTTTTTGCTTGAAATTTGTAGGATAAGATAAGATAGTTTATAGAAGTAAAGATATGAGTAACACTAAATAGGGGTCTTAAATAAGTAAAAATACAGCTTGACGCGCCGGAAAAGAGTCTGTAATATAGCGCGTGTAATTAGCAGAATGAGCATTGAAGATCAATGATTAACATAAAACAACCCCAAGGAACTATTACCATGCAAGCTATTAAAACTAAATACTTACCAGCTACATTCACAAAGCCAAGTAGAATTAAAGCAGAGTGTGAAGCAGGAAATTTGATTATACCTTACGAACATAGTTTAGATATACTAAGTAACCATCAGAAAGCAGCTCATGAGTTAATCAAAAAACTAGGTTGGACTCATATAGTTAAATTACATACAGGAGAATTAAAAGACTGTTTTGTACACGTAATAGAATCGTACTACACAGACTACATAGATATGCGAAACTTACCTGAATTTCTGAAACCTCAAGCTTAGGGAGCTATTATGAACGGATATACTTTTATAGTATTTATGATTATCGTATTACTTTCCTCTTGCTTTATGCCTACATTAGCTGATAGAATGGATAAGTTTGATAAGCAAACGGATGATAGACTTGAAAGACTTAAAGAATTAGGAAGGAGATAGTATGAGTAAACCAATCACTAACAAGCTAAAGAAAAGACTAAATCAATTAGAACGAATTATTAAGTAGGAAAAAAGTTATTAAATGAATTAAAAACTAACATACAAGAGAAACAAAACTGAACTATTAACAACCTCACACCCGGCATAGGCCGGGAAGGAACCTATTATCATGAAAAAGTTAACTACTAAACAGAGTATAAATCAGGTAATTTTACAATTTAAAATCAGGCGATCAAAAGTTAGTAGATTTAAAATAGCTCTGATCGCCCCTGCAAGTATCAAATTTGCTGTGAACGAAAAGGAATCTGAAAATTTAGAATCCAATCCTAGATTCATCCGGTGGATAACACCTAACTGGGTAATTAGGGTGCAATCATGAAGATAACGTGTTCATACAGCGGAGTGGAGTTCTCCGCGCCTGAATTCCCTTGCTTACACTCTATTCCAGCCGGAACCCATATTCATCCGATATTCAGCCTTGATAGTAAATCAATAGAATACCTTTACACTCAATATCTCAACAGTAAACTAAATAGTGAGGAATCATATCTTTTACTTATCGCACTTCTTGACCGCACTTCCCTAGTTCTATATCGGCACCCAATCGCACCTGGTAATCATTACTCTCAGCTTACTGCACTTTACATTGAGCGCTTATATTCCATATCCGCAAGATTGCAATCTATTCACCATCCTGCATTAGCCGCACCGCGAGTGATAATCAGTGAGGAAAATTGTGATCTGATTAACATCAAAGAATGGATTATACTTTGGGAAGAAGCGTATGAAGATTTCAAGACCGGGCAAATGGAGTCAGCTTATCGTGACTCTTTACACCGCAAAGAGAACGCATTAGCTAAATTTATCAAATCTCCGCAAATACCGCCCGAGAAATATGCTCATGTGCTAGCGGATTGGGCAGCATTAGCCGCTAACTTCCCACCTGAATATACCGAATATTGGAAAGAACTTATTATCTCTTGCTATGACTTCGGGAAAATAATCCAAACTCAGCAAATACATCTGGAAGATTTAATCGAATATTGTGAAGATAACATTGATGAATTCTCATGTGGTTCTATCTTTTCCAATGCACTCTTTAACTGCCTACAAGAAGGATTATCGTCTCTCAATGATTTTTATTCGGTAGGTTTTTCTGTTCTTGATTCGTCTCAAACTGAGCAAGAGACCTTGATTAAAATTATTGAATCCGCGCCAATGCAAAAGCCAATTAAGTCAGATTATCCTAACTCTTTTGCTTACCTTAAAGCAAAAATGGCTTGGGATAGCGCAGTCAAGTACGCGGAAGAAGTTAAACGGAAAGATGAGAAACCTAATCAAGGAGAATTGTAAAATGAACTATAATTACGTTAAACAAGAATTGGACAAGAACTTAAAAACTCACTTTGCTATCCCTTGCGAATTGATACCTGAACTCGCAGAATACAGACTTGTATACTGGAGTGCTGCTTATTTGTATAAAAGGTTAATGTTTAACTTGGAAGAAGATACAGGCTTTAATTGGTACATAGATAGGCAAGATATTTTATATGATGTGACTATGCAAAACTGCACTATAGGTCAACTCTATGAGATAGCAACCAATGACCCGGATAGACAAATAAGAATCTCTTTCCGCCGTGCGCGTAAACACTGGAATTTACCAGCTACCGCAATCATCAAACTACCTGCGGAAAGGAAAACATTAATTGACCTAAGAGATTCAAAAGGAAACTATAACCATGCTTAAACTTAACATTACCACTTTAAACAAGCTGAAACAGATAGCCAACAAAGGGCAGGAAATAAAACCCGGTATCACTCAGATCAAAGATAATGAAACCCGGATAAAAGTATCTACCCCAATTGTCAGTCTCAAAGAACGGCTACAGCTTGCGCGCCAAAAAGTAGCAGTGCAAGAGCAAGAAAAAGAATCTATCTCTACTGAGATAATCCGCACCGCACCAATTAAGGGAACTATTGACCACAATGCCGAACAACAGGCTTTTATCGACATGGCTGTATCTGGTGCTGATTGTGTGCTGATTGGTGCAGCAGGCACAGGTAAAACTACATCCTTGAAAGGCGCGGTAAACTCAATACTGAATACCCGCGCAATCCCAATGCTCACAGACCATAAGCACAGATATCTTACAATCGGCTCTCCCGGCATTGTTCTATGCTCTTACACACGCCGATCCGTAGCAAACATAAAAAAGGCTATTCCAGAGCTTGCCCATAACTGTATTACAATTCACAAGCTATTACAATTTGAGCCAATGTTCTATGATATAGAAGATGATGAAGGAAACACAAGGCAAACAATGAGATTCGTACCGGGAAGAAACAAGCTTAACCCGCTTGATTCGAGCATCAAGATAATTGTGATAGATGAATCTGGAACCGTACCACTGGATTTATACGAATTACTCATTGCTGCGTTACCAGAACCCGAAAAGGTACAATTTATCTATCTAGGTGACCTCGAACAAAACCC